ACCTAAAAAAAGACCGGGCAGGCACAAAAAGAGCCCCAATAAACACGAAAAAAGAATGGGAAAATTTAGAAGAAAGTAGTTGACATAATCCAGTAAAGTCCTATATTTAAGGTATGAAAGAAAAAGTTATAACACTTAAACCAAAAGGTATTTCACAAAAACAATGGTCTAATTTATTGCTAGAATTAAACCTTGTAAAAAAAGCATGGAGACCATATGGTGTTGACATACAAATAAATGCACCTGGTTTAAAAAATATTTTAAAGTGGGGCACTAAAAGTTACGATGCAAAAGAGTAAAGGGGCTTATGGCAAAGACGCTAATAATATTAGTTTTATTATTCGACGGAACTCTAATACAAGAAAGATACGAACTAGCAAGAGAGATGTCAGTACATGAGTGCCTGCAGTATGGCGACGATCATAGAGAAGCCATTGCAGAATACAAAGAATTTGAAAATAATCTTAAAAATGGATGGTATTTAAAAGATGGTCGTGGAACTGTTCAAGGCCATATGTGTGAGTAGTCTTTTACTACTACCTGCAGTTGTACTTCTTTGGATGTGGAATAAAGAAACACCTACTCCTAAGAGGGAAAGTGGAGTAGGTAATGGTGAGAAGATAATCTCCCATTAACACAATTTTGCCATATTGTCAAACTGTCTCGTCTGGAGTGCATACAAATCTAATATAGATACCATGTTTATTAGCCTCAGTTCTACCAATTTCCTCCATTTTATTCATGGATTCTTTATAACCAAACATCATACAATCATAAGATGTATTAAATGTTTCAGGCCATTGATAGGCTGGCATACATGTAACGTGTACTTGTGAACAAATTATTAAACTTAACAAAAATTTCATTGACAATCCTACATTATCACCTATATTAGCAACTTAAATTATGAAAGGAAACACATGACAGACATGAGTAAATACAAAAATGTTTCACTAACAAAAGAAACATATAAGATATTGGAGTCGTTATCAAAGGTATTATTGCCCGATGCCAAATTATCTATATCAAAAACAATAGAAGCAATAGCAAACGAGAAAGCAAAAAAACTGAATGGCAAAATTAAAAAAAGCTAATGTTAAACATCTGATATGTAATACTTGCAATGGTAACGGGTATGTTAAATTAAAAATATACACAGGACAAAGTAAAGTATTTCAATGTTGGGTATGTGATTCAGAGGGAGAATATTATGAGACAGTTAATAATAATTTTATTGATGATGGTGATTCTAACAAGTTGCACTAGTAGGTTAGACTTTGATGGTTTTAATCCAGCAACATCAACATTAAGATGGATAATAACGCATGAAAGAAACTGATGCAGCATACATAGCAGGATTGTTTGATGGCGAAGGACATGTTATTTACAAACAATATCCAAAGCAAAGAAAAGGACAAACAAAAGCTTATCCTACCTGGAAGATAACATTAGAGATAAACATGACAGAAGAATCAATAGTTAGATGGGTACATGAATGTCTTGGTGTTGGCACAGTTTGTAAAAAACCACCAGGTAAAGGACAAATGGGTAGAAAGATGCAATATCGATGGCGTTGTAGTTCAAGGGACGCGTACAAGATATGTTGCATGATGTTTCCATACTCACACGTAAAATTACCAAAAATACAAAAAATAATAGATCACTATGCAGGTAAAATTTTTGATGGTAAAGTAGTAGATCTAGATAGTTATAGGGAGGCGATGGCATTAGAATGACTAAACAAAAAATAAACATACAAATATTTAACTGGGGTCCATGTGTTATTAGAATGAAAATATCTGATGATTTTAAAAAAATGTTTTTGGATGAAGCAAAAAATAATAAACAAGACTATACTCAAAGGTTAGCAGGTATCTTAGATAAAGAAACAGGTTATAGTGAAGAATCTAAGAAAAAATTAATACCACACTTGGGTGAGTGTTTTGGTGTTTACGATCAAGCTTTTGAGCAATATCAAAATAAAAAATATGATAAAAAACCGGAGTATATCTTATCTGCTCTTTGGATAAATTATCAAAGACCAAATGATTTTAATCCGCCACACGATCACGATGGTAAACTATCTTTTGTAACTTATTTACAAATACCAGAAGAATTAAAAAAAGAAAATGAAGCATACAGAGGTAGGAGTTGTGGACCAGGAGGTATACAATTTATTTACGGCAACGGACCAAGGGACTGTGTAACTTACATGTCTTTTCTTCCACAAGAAAATGATATGTTTATTTTTCCTGCATGGTTAAAACATTGGGTTGCACCATATAAATCTGATTGCACTAGAATATCTGTTAGTGGTAACGTTCACGATTCAGCACCACTAAACAATATTACTAGATTTGCACCTAAATATTTAGACTCAAAAAATAAAGAACAAGAAGAAAAAGAATATTTAAATGAATTGAAAAAAAAACTATGACGAATTGGGAAGCATCAAAAAAAATAATAGTTTGGAGGAATGGTTTAGATTTTGAATTGAACAATGAAGATTACGAGTGGTTGAAGAGAGAGTGCTGGAAGGCTAAAGGTTCAGGTGATAAAGCTAATGCAGAATTAGCAGGACATATCAAAGAAGAATATAAAATACCTGGTATTACAGAATCTCTTAATAAATTTATATTGGAAGGTTGTATGAAACATCCAGATGTTAAAGAAATGTCCGTTTTAACTGATAATAGACCACTTACCATTTCAGATTTTTGGTGTAATTTTCAAAAGAAACATGAATTTAATCCACCTCACGATCATTCTGGATTATTTTCTTTTGTAATATTTGTAACTATTCCATACGATTTAAGAGAAGAAGAGAAATATTTTGCCGATATTGCTGAAAATGTTGCTAAAGGAGAAGAAAACTCTGCTAAAATTTATACTTCTAAATTTGCTTTTGCGAACACTCTTTATGACGGGAAAATTGCACACGATGTTTTAAATGTGGACAAAAGTTTCGAGGGTAAAATGATATTGTTTAATGCTAAACAAGTGCATCAAGTATTTCCATTTTACACTAGTGACGATTATAGGATAACTGTTTCTGGTAACATAAGGTTGTTAGTATGACTGCTGCTTTTGGTTTTGGTATGTTTGGGTATAATGTATTTTGTTTTGTTCTTGCTGCTTTGATAGTTTATTACTGTATAAATAGGTTTTTATGACGAGAGATAAAATACTAGAAAGCGTTAATAAATTAAAATGTGGTAAAACATTTATAATAGGATGGCACGATAAAAGAGATAGAAGAATCGAGAGAAGAATATCTTGGTGGTTGGCTAGACTAGAAAAATTATGATGGAGGATAAAGACTTAAACGAGTTCCATAGTATTGGTAAACCTATAAAGTGGAGTAACAAATATGACTATGTTACCGGCACACGTATCGAGGAACACGGATCACGGACCTATGATATACTTGGTGCTAGACTTCCGTCTGTAACTACGATATTAGGCGCTACCAAAAATCAACAATTTTTAAAAGATTGGAAGGCCAAAGTTGGAGAAAAAGAAGCAGACAGAATCAAAAATTTATCTAGTAAACGGGGCACTAGTATGCACAAATTCTTGGAACACTACGTGCAAGGAACTGGCTACGATGATCTTACAGAACTCGGACGGAAGGCGAAAGCCATGGCCCAGAAAGTTATTGATGTGGGGCTCACACCGGTTGAAGAAATTTATGGCTCAGAGGTCACGTTGTATTATCCTGGGCTTTACGCTGGGTCTACTGACTTGGTATGTGTTCACAATGACATGGACACTGTAGTAGATTTTAAACAGGCTAACAGACCTAAAAAAGAAGAATGGATAGAGGATTACTTTATGCAGATTGCAGCGTATGCAATGGCGCATGACTATGTGCATAATAGTCAAATAAAACAAGGGGTTGTAATGATTTGTACACCTGATTTATATTATCAGGAGTTTAAAATTTCAGGAGCAGATTTGCGTTCTTGGAAGCACAAGTTTCTCAAACGATTAGATATGTATCATGAGTTAAAGTTTGACGAAAAAGAGGCAGTCGACATAGATTTGCCACAATTAGAAAAGGAGATGACAGTGAAAGATTGGAAAAAACTACACAAGGAGTTGAAAGATGAACGATAAAATGTTTATAGCTTTGATGAAGAGATACGATGCGGAGATAGAAGATGCACTATACAGGATAAATGCACTGAACGAACACAACCTAATCATTCCAGAACATACAGATATCTTAGGTGAAGTTGACAAAATGTTACAAAAAATTTCAGGCGCAGAGGATAGATTGGCAGCTTTGAGGCGACATTACGGCAAGAATAAGGCAAAATAACTTTGCATATGTAAATCTCATGGAACTTCTGGAACTTTCATGGAACTAAATGAACATTGGTATATAAGGATAATAGACAGAAATAACAAAAAGTTCCAGGTTCCACGTCTGTTTTACTAGAAGTAGACATATACTTATTTATTTTAAAACCCTTATGTAGTAAAAGATTCTATGCCTAGGAAAAGAAGAAAAGCTGTTGCCTCAACAACTCCCGACATACCTTATCCAAAAGTCCGAGTGGAGTGGATCGACTGTGTGAGCGATT